CTTTAGTAAGGTCATGGTTGGCATCCATCAAGAGTTCGGGCGCTTCGTATCTAAGTGTCCCAGCACCGATAGACTTGATTTCTATTAAACAGTCTTCTCCTAATCCTTTAATCCACCCATCGGTATGGCCTGCAATCTTAAGGGTTTCATCTTTCAAGGATACTTCGTCATATTTTACTGCCATTGACCCGCAGTCTAAGTCGTCGCATTGAGAAGGGGAAATCACATCACTCATAATGTTGCCACAATGAAGGCACTTAAATTTGCCGTATAAGTAACCCATTTCATGAAAACGACTTTGCCATTTTTCGTGAATAGCGTGACCTTCGTCAAAAATGTTCTGGAGACGTAAAGAAGGTTTTTCTTGTTTCTTTTTCCCTCCCTTTAAAAGGTAAAAAGAGTAACGGTGACACCAGTCTGCCTTTATCATCTCTGAAGGATGAAGAACGTCTGTTCTGCGGTCAGACTCTGGTCTGCGCATAAGGTGGCGTTCTACATCTCCCATGAGACGAGTCTCAGTCTTTTTGGCATCAAGAAACTTCTTCAGTTCCCAAGAACCTTGAATAGGCATCACATTTCCTTACTGAATATAAATTCTTTTAGGGTCATTTTCTTTTTGTACTTCTTTTGCCATTTTCTTATTAAGGCGTTTCTCTCACGATGAGAGAGGCCTCCCCATATTCCGTGAGGTTCGTTTCTAGAGACTGCGTCCCACAAACATTCTGTTTTGACTGGGCAGTGGTTTTTTCCAGTTTCACCAAAACAAAATTCTTTTGCTTTTTCAGCAATAACTTTGTATTGGTTCTTATCTCTTGGCGGGTAGAAGAGGTCGGTATCTGCTCCCGAACATCTGGCTTGATATCGCCAAGCGTACTCTGGTTCATCCATGTATTAGGCATCCTTTAGTTTCTCCCTCATCTCGATGAAGTCATCCTCAGTAAGAATGACGTAGTTTTCCCCATCAAGATGAACACCAAATACTGGCATTCGTCCTTCAAGGATTGCCTCTCTAACATTTTTCTTTACTGCTTCGGACTTAAGAGTGAACTGTTTTTTACCAGTCCACTTATGTTCAATCAATAGGTCAGTTGACCGAACATCGCCCTTTCTTGCCCAAAGAGCCCCAGATGCAGCGTTACGTGTTCCGCCAATTTTTTTGGCTAAACGTTTTTCATGCTTCTGAGATTGCTTTTGGCCTTCAGTCTTCAAGTTGTAGTTTGCCTTCCTCGTACCCGTTAAGCAACTTGGGTACTACATAAAACAAGGTTTCTCTCCAAAAACACCTGTTACAGCCACAAAAAGGTTCTCCAGAAACTGTTTCGGTAATCTCTTCTTCAGTACCTTCGTAGATGGCTTCAAACAACATGTCGGTATAACTTTCAACGCCACGCTCTAGTTCTTCCGCCCATTCAAGGTCATTTATTAGGAACCCATTACTCATCAGTACCTGCCACAATGGAATCGGGTGATTCAAGGACAGCCTTTTCAAGTTCTTCCTTGAGGTCAATCTCGCTGCGGAGGCTATCAATAACGGGGTCAATTCCTTGCCATTTTCTCTCGCCATAGTAATACCATCCACCTTTGCGTTCAATAAAACCCTTTACTACTGCTAAAGCCGCGATTTCTTTAGCAAAATCAAATTCTCCAGGAAGGCAAGAGCCACCTTCTGCGAAGTAAAAGTCAAAGTATGCGACTCTCTGTGGGGGCGCCGTTTTATTCTTAAGAGTCCTAACCTTGATTCTTTGGCCAATTCGGACCTTATTGTTACCTGAACCAAGTTCAATCCATTCATCTCTACGGATTTCACATCGAGTGAAAAATGCATAGTTCTTTCCTTCTCCACCAGGAGTTGTACGTGGGTCACCATGCATAACTCCAATCTTCATTCGGTATTGATTGATGACAATTCCTAAAACAGGTCGTTCTGCTTCTACAAGGCTTCTCTTCATTGCAGTACCGACAACACGAAAAAACTTATTAGTAAGAAGGGCTCCTTTTCCAACAGTCATTTCATCCATATTTTTTTCCAATTCAGGAGAGGGAGAAAGGGCTGGAAGTGAATCGATGACGATAGCATCAACAGACTTTGATTCAGCAAATGCGATAACTGCATCGTAAGCCTCTTCCATTACAGAGGTTTCGACAACAATAACTCTACTGGTGTCAACACCACACATTTCAGCATAAGCAGGAACCCAAGCCTCTGCCGCAACCCATACTGTTGTGAAGTTAGGGTCTTTAACTTGGTTAGCGGCAATTGCCTTCAGTGCTACTGCTGTTTTTCCATGAGAAGGTTCACCAATAAGTTCATTCCATTGATTGCCAGGAAATCCTCCACCTAAAACATAATCTAAAGTTGTAGAACCGCTGGTAAACCGAGGTACTAGGTCAGCACGAATATCGCTGGCAAATACAACAACTCCATCACCAAACTTCTTATTAAGTTGAGCAACGATTTTTTTGGCTTCATCAGTTATCATCCGTCAATCCTTCCAATTATTTGTTGTGGGTTAAAGTTGTTTACTACGTCGTTTCCTTTGGCTGATTTTGCAGAGCCTTCAACTTTTGCACCAGTTAAAGACCCATATTTACTGCCTGATTGCTCTAAAGGATACCCACAGTCATAGCACCGTATCTTTGCGCCAGCCACACTCATGTAATTACTTGAAGAACAAGTAGGACAGAGTTGTGTTTGACTTGCGCTTTGTGCTTTTGATAACACAGGGTTCATTTGTTGTTGAGGAGGAGCGTAAGGAGTCATAGGTTGCTGTGAAGGAGGCATTGGCATGTTGGTTGGGCGTTGTTGCTGCGCAGGTTGTTGCCCAGGTTGTTGTCCTAATTTGTTTGCCCACCAGTTTGCATTACTCATTTGGCTTCTCCCCATCTATCTACTATTTTTGCTTCCGCAATAAGCGGAAAGGTAATCTCTGGAAGTCTGATTCCTTCCATAGACTCACGAATTGCTTCTGCTACATCTGCGGCTAAGTCTTCACGAGCAACAGTAACCAACTCGTCGTGTACGGTCAAAACGACGTTTGCTCCTGGCTCATCCACAAAACAAGAGTGGGCTCTTACAATCGCTAGTTTCATAATGTCTGCTGCAGAACCCTGAATTACGGTGTTAAACGCTTGACGTTCGGCTCGTGAACGAAGTCCTGGGTCTCTGCTCTTTAAATCAGGGATATAACGACGACGCCCAAATACTGTAGACACGTATGGGGTAGGTGCTTGAGAAGAAGCCAAACGGATAACTCGCGCTCGATACTTTGAAATATCGCTAAACTGTTTAGTAAATCGGTTTAGAAGGTCTTTAGCATCTTTTACCGTACATCCAATACTCTGAGCAATTTTTTCTGGCCCAACACCGTAAGCAATAGACAACACTAAAACTTTGCCAGCCTTGCGGTCTACACCCATAGTGTCACCAATTGTGGTGTAAATGTCCCCTCCATCTAAGTAATTTTTAACCATAATTGGGTCACCTGAAAAAGCGGCAATAATACGAGGCTCAATTTGGCTATAGTCAGCAACAATCAATTTGTGTCCAGGTGGAGCGATGAACAGGTCACGAATTAACTTTCCATAGTCTCCACCACTAGGGATGTTCTGTAGATTTGGGTCGCTACTAGAGAAACGCCCTGTCTCTGCTCCATGCGCTTTAAAGTTTGTGTGTACTTTGCCGTTAATTAAGAGCGACTTCTTTTCAACAACCTTTGTTTTGCCCATAACTGTGTGTGTAATCTCTCCACCAAGGTAAGGCATTACGTAAGTTGTCATTAACTTATTGAGGTCCTGATACTCAAGGATGGCATCAACAAGGTCATCTTTGTTTCGGTAAAACTCAAGCGCATCCGAAGAAACTGAGTAGTGCTGTATACCTAGTTTCATGGGAGTGGTGGCAGCAACCTCTTGGCCTTTAGTAGTCAAAGCAATTTTAATTCGAAGGTTTGGCTTTATTCCTCTTCCACCGTCTTCTTTAGAGGAAAATAAAAGTTTTTGTTTTTCTTGAATAGAGTTCATAGAGAATGGAGTACCTACAAGTTTCCATGCTTTTGCTTTTGCATCATCGATGTCTTTTTCAAGACGATTCTTCAACTTAGTAAGTTCTTCTACATCTATGCTTGTTCCAGTTAGTTCCATGTCACAAAGAGCAGCGATTACATCCATCTCTAAGTTCCATACACGAGTTAAATCTCCTTCAAGTTTTGGAGCCATAACCTTATAAAGTTGATAGGTAGCATCTGCGTCAAGTCCTGAATAGTTTGCTACATCACTAAAAGCATGAACTTCTACTTGAGCCCCAACGCCCTTCTCCACCACTATTCCTAGTTCGCGTTTTGCGCAGTCTGCTAATCCTAAATAACCACGATTTTGATTGTTTACAATAAACCCAGCCATCATTGTGTCAAAATACGGCTTAAGTGGAACAAGTCCACGGTAATACTTGGCAATAGATTTTAAATCAAACTTTATATTGTGACCAATCTTTAATTTGTCACTAAAAAACAAAGGCTTTAAAGCCTTAAACACATCTCCTGGCAATAACTGGGCAGGAGCAGGACCAAATACAGGTGTCCACTTTGCTTGGTTCTTTGAGTAGTCAGTGTCTCGTAAATCTTTGCCAGAGGCTAGTTTGCGTTGACCACTAAGTAAAAGTTCTTTATCCCAATGTAAAAACTCACCATTTGGATGTCCCATAGGTATAACATCAACTCGTCCCTCAGTTGCAAGGGATATCCATAGAACATCATTCACTACAGGTTGGATTCTGTTTTCTCCAACAGTTTCAACATCGAATGCAAACGACGGTTGCTTTAAGTAGTGTGTAATTAAGTCTTCTAGTTGTTCTTTTGTTGTAATAATATTCATAAAAACCCTCTCTTAAGAGTGAGGGAGCCTGAAACTGAGGTAACAGGCCCCCCCACGTGTGGAAACTTAGGCTATAGAACGAGCAACCTCTAGTAGTTCAGAGCGAGGGGTCTCTCGAATTACTTCTGCTGTATAAGGCTCAGCGGATGCTACGAGTTCGTTTACCTGTTCTTGACTTAGTTTCCACTCCTCGGCAAGGTCACGACCACGAACGAAGTTGAGGGTATACTGCGTCGTTGGTCCTGTTCCTAGTCGAGAAATCTCCCAGAACTCTTTTGAAAGAGGTCCTTTGCGCTCGTCATCATGCGCTTTTTTGATTTGACGAGCCAGCGATGGTGGTGCAGTCAGGATTTGTACGCCCTGCGATTCACCAGATAGTACGAGTACGTTAAACGCAAACTTTCCACGAGGCTTGTCACCAAGAATCTCGCAGAGTGGGCAACCATCTCCCATACAGACAAAAGACTTCTTACCCTTTGGGCGTTCAATCCAGTGCTGCTCATAAGTTGCAAATGGTTGATTCTCCATGAACTTAACAAGTTGTGGTTCTTCGGAGAAACGAAAGTCAGTTGGAAACTCAGAGTTATCTGACTTAAGAAGTGCATCAACGGCATCCCAGCCTTGTTGCACGGTTGTTCCAACCTTCGGTTGGGCTGTTTCGCTATCTTCATCAAGATAGTCGTCTGCATTTACTGCAGGCTTTGTAATTGGCATTTGTTTCCTTTTGGTAATGAGGCCCCGCGACGTCTGTATTACAGACTCTTGTCACTTCGGCTCTCGGTTGATGTGATGTCCTTCCAGCGCTTTAATAAAGCCTCTGTAAGGTCTTCGTGCTGGCCCCACTCTACACGAGCGGTGCCGATTAGGTTTCGCTTGGAAAACTCTTCAACAGCAGCCTCTATGAGAGCACGGGTATACACCCGATTTCCTCCAGTTTTTTGACCTTTTAAAGTCTTTGACCGAAGTCTATACGGGGCACGTGGGATATACCCTTTGCGTTCCCATAGACGAACTGTGACAATGGTCTTTTCCAATGCCTGTGCAAGCGCACTAATAGTAAAGACCTGTGTTTCTTGTCCGCCTAATGTTTTAATGATTGGGTTTTCATCCCAACCATTTGTCTCGCCGCTTTTACGACGAGAAACCTTTGGGTTTAGTTCTCTTCTTTTCTTTTTAGAACCAGGAATGTATTCAAGGTCAGCAAATGCTTTTTCAATCTCATCCTGTCCTCGTAATCCAGCCATGTCTTATCTCTTATTCATAACTAATGCCCAGACTACAGTCTGAGGATACATTTCATCAATTTCTTCCTCCGTAAGTTCATCACTGTACAGAGCAGCCATTAAAGCATCTTCATCAATAATTTCAACAGTCTTGATTAACTTATCACGAAGACCTTTTTCATCAATGATATCAAAAGCAATGTCTTCATCAATTTTACGAGTAACACGACGTTGTTTAGTCATTGACACAAAGCCTTCAATTTCTTTAGGCAGTTCAAAAACTACATTTCCTTTGCTGTCTACTTCGCCGTTCTCTTCAATTTCTTCAAACAAATCTTCTCGTAAAGACTTCATTTGTTCTTGAAAGTATTCAACTTGCTTTTTGTAGAAAGCATACTGTTGTGCTTGAGATAGGACGTTGTCCTTGTCTACTGTTCTTTGGTCTTGTTTTGAAACACGAGCCATAATTACCCTCCCACTTTAGTCTGAGAAATGAAGTTCAAAAGACTTCCCACCGTCAAGTCTACACCACCACGAGCGTTGATTCCCTGGCCGTCCATTACTGCGTCAGCCACAGCATTTTTCTGTTGGAGCATCTCATGCTGACGTTCCTCGATAGAGCCCTCCATTATGAGGTCTTGAATAGTTATTGTAGGCCATCTGCTTGAGGCTCTTTTAATTCGACCGTTTCTCTGCACAGCCAATCCAGCATTCCACGGCAAATCGTAGTTAATCAAAAGGTTTGCATTAGGTAGGTCAACCCCATAGCCACCTGCATCTGAGGATATAAATACCCTGCATTCTGGGTCAGTTAAAAACTTTTCTTTGCTTTTTTCTTTTTCTTTAGAGTTCATCTCTCCTGTGTAAATGGTTCCATGCAGTTCACTGTGGATTAAGTCTACTGCGCCAAGATATGACGTAAATATGACAACTTTTGCATCAGGGTCAGTGTCTAAATGCTCAGTAACATACTGCTTTAACACTTCAAGTTTTGGACTTTTTAAATTACCAATTTTTAAGTGTCCGTTGTTATACAGAGAGTTTGCATAAGCACTCCCCACTTTCCCATCGTAACGTGCGCCACTGGCAGCAAGAATTACAGGAGAATCACACACCATACGAAGAGCGGTTATTTTAGACATTATGGAACCTCTCATCATGTCTGCAGGACTACCAGGTTTGTGTCCCTCACCATAGTGAGCAGAAATTGAGAATCCTGCACCAAGCAGTTGCTGTGCTTCAATCAACTCGTTACATAGTTCTTCCGCAATAAACGAATACAATTTTTTATTTGCTGAGTCAAATCTCACACGTATTGGGTCACGATAAATGACGCTTGGAAGATACGGCGCAACATCAGGGTCTGTTTGAATTTTCCTCACTGAGGAAGTTTTCATCTTCTCGTGAAAAATTGGCAAATTTCTGTAGCGTTGAACTCCACCAAAGTGGTTTCTAACTATGAAGGTTTGGTCAAACAAATCAAATCGTCCTAAAAGGTTTGGGTTTACAAACTGCATAATACTGTAGACCTCTTCGGGTTTTCCGTTTTCAATAGGGGTGCCTGTAAGAGCAAACCTAATTGGAATATTGCGAGCAAGTTCCTTAACCTTTTTTGACCTTTTAGAACGAAAACCCTTTATTGCAGTGGCTTCATCGCAGACTATTGCGCTCCATGTACCTTTACTGACAATGTCCCAGTCATTGACTATTGACTCGTAATTAGTTATGACGTAGTCGCTCTTCTGCCCACTTTTGTACTGTTCTTTTCGTTGTTCTTTATTGCCGTCTATAACGATGGTCTCTGTGTTTGTGGTGAACTTGGCTATCTCTTTTTGCCATTGATACTTGAGACTAGATAGGGCTATTACAAGAACAGGGTAATTAGGTCGTAGTTGTTCTAAAGCAGCAATCGTCATGCAGGTTTTTCCTAAACCCATTTCATAGGCTACAAGCATCTTCTTCTCGCCCACCATACGACTTACAGCCTCTACCTGATAAGGCTTGAGAGTTCCGTTAAACAAGGAATGCCTCCTTACCTAAAACATACGACTTAGAGTTCTCTATACCTTGATGAATCTCATTTATAGTCATATCTCCTGGGTCTTTTACGTCTATGCCCTTGTAGTCAAAGAAAAATAAATTGATTCCGTACTTGCGAGCATAGGGACGCATTGATTCTGCTGCCTTCAATCCTGCTGCATCTTTGTCAAATGCTGCAATAACCTTATCTGCTCTTCGCATAATCTTTGCCTGTTCTTCACTAACAATTGCACCAAACGTAGAGATTGCTCCCTCAACACCTGCACAACGGAGACGAACAACATCTAAAGGAGATTCGACTACAACAAGGATGTCTGTAGCCATTACTTCAACACCAAATACAGTTTTAGATTTCTTAACTCCCTGCGGTTGATTGCGAAAGAATCTACCTGAAGCACCCTTTTCTTGCCATCCCATTAACTCGTACGTATCAGGATGACGGATAGGGAGAATCCATGCTGAATGATTTACATCCCAAAGTACGCCATGGTGTTTTGCTGCGGCAACATTTAAGTATCGTTTTTTTAGTTCAAATGCGGGAGGCTCTGAATACACGGCCAAACGAGCCTCTGACATACCTATCGGTTCTGCTTCAGGCTGTACATACTGTGGTAAGTCTTTGATGCGACGTAACAAAGTGTCTATTGGTAATTCTGTTTGCCCATCAATAAACTCTTTCGCTTCGTGGTAATCGATGCCACGCAAATCACGAACAAGTGTGTACAAGTTTCCCTTGTAACCGCAAGAGAAGCAAATGTGCGCACCAGTGATGATATTTATCCACCAAGATGGATGATGGTCTTCCTTTCCTGTGCGCTTTTTGTGCATAGGACATAATCCATTGACCTCATCGCCTCGCTGCGCGGCTAAAGGAACGTCTAATGCAAGTAAAGTCTTCTCTACATCAACCACTATCTGCCCCAGTTCATACAGTATGTGCACTTGGTCATAAGGGCTTCATCATGGAAACAACCAGTTTCCCAACGCCAAGTAATTGCAGTTTCGCTTGGTGGGCAGTTACGCGATTGAACAATCTTTAATAAGCGAATCTCTTCGTCTTCTTCAACTGGCTCAAGACCAAGAATTACATCGGAGTCTTGGAAGAACGAAGATGAATAACCAATTGAGTCTGCAGTTACTTTTCC